TCAATGGTTGGCGTCATTATCTTTTTCTCTTTCTGAACGTGAATATTGCGGTGGACGGTTCATCAGCTGTGGGGCAAGACGTTTTGCCACCTGAAGAATAACCACCACCGCAGCGGGAAGCATGAGCAAAACACCGAGAAAAATCATCAGAATCTGCACTTCTGGCCGAGAAAATGGCTCAGGCAGCGACAGGGAGTCGCTTACCGACAGCAGCGCCACCGCCAGTAGCATCATTCCGATAAATTCCAGTATCAACACGCCTTTAGGCAATTTACCGATCGCGCGCATACGCTTCCCTCTGCAAAGTGAGCCTTCAGTCTAAAACTTTTCACTGTATTGTGTTTAACAGTTATAGCTTTTAGCAATTAATGCAACAGGTTAAACCTACTTTCAGCGAATACATTTTAGCGTGATCATTACAGGCATAAATCTATGAGGAGAGAAATAATGCAAACCGTTATTTTTGGTCGTTCGGGTTGCCCTTACTGTGTGCGTGCAAAAGATCTGGCTGAGAAATTGAGCAATGAACGCGATGATTTTCAGTATCAGTATGTAGATATTCGTGCGGAAGGGATCACTAAAGAAGATCTACAACAAAAGGCAGGTAAACCCGTAGAAACCGTGCCGCAGATTTTTGTCGATCAGCAACATATCGGCGGCTATACCGATTTTGCTGCATGGGTGAAAGAAAATCTGGACGCCTGATCGTCTGACAAGCCCTCGCGTTGAGGGCTTTACTGATTTTTTCTGTGCTGTGGTTTAAACAAACTACTGATAAATAAGAAACACAGTGCCCCCAGCGCACACCAGAACACCGCGCTTAGTAACCATGCCAGCTCTTGCCAGAATGAGCGCGTCGGTGAAAAAAACAGCCGCATAATGAGCATCGAACAGGGTGCCGCCAGCATTGCGCCAAACAGAGGTTTCAGGACTTCTCTACGCTGTGAAAAGAAGCTGGCGACTGCTCCAGGAAGAATGAAAAATAGCAAGCCGATTTCAGGATGCCCGGCAGCCCGAAAAGCGCCTTTCATGTGCGTCGCCAGAAAAAGGCACACCACAATGAAGAGGACAAAACAGCAGATTGCCCCCGCCCAACGTTGTTTATGTTTCACTCGTTCCTCCTGACACTGCGTCTATCGAACACATTTTTCGCCAGTGTGGCGTTCAGTAAGATAAAGCCGCTTCGCATTCCATGCTAATATAGGCCAACGCAATTCATATAGCCGTTGATACCTAATGTGATTACACTAGTAAAATATATTGTTACTTTACTATCGTTTAGGTGCGCTGAATGAATCTGCGCCCTGAATTCTGGTAAAAAACATTATCGTAAATTACCATTTCTTTCAACAGCTTACTAGTAAACAAGAAGTTAGCCTCCGTGAATATAAACGTCGCCGAATTGTTAAATGGGAATTACATTCTGTTATTATTTGTGGTCCTCGCGCTTGGGCTATGTCTCGGAAAGTTACGACTTGGTTCGATCCAACTGGGTAATTCCATTGGCGTTTTAGTCGTATCGCTGTTATTAGGCCAACAACATTTCAGCATTAACACCGATGCGCTTAATCTTGGCTTTATGCTGTTTATTTTCTGCGTCGGGGTCGAAGCCGGACCGAACTTTTTTTCCATTTTTTTTCGCGATGGGAAAAATTACCTAATGTTAGCACTGGTGATGGTTGGCAGTGCGCTGGTGATCGCCTTAGGGTTAGGTAAGCTGTTTGGCTGGGATATTGGCCTGACGGCCGGTATGTTAGCAGGCTCTATGACGTCGACACCGGTTCTGGTCGGTGCTGGCGATACACTGCGTCATTCCGGCATGGAAAGCAGGCAGCTCTCACTGGCACTGGATAATCTGAGCCTCGGGTATGCCTTAACCTATTTAATCGGTCTGGTGAGTTTGATTGTTGGTGCGCGTTACTTGCCGAAATTGCAGCATCAGGACTTACAGACCAGCGCCCAGCAAATCGCCCGCGAACGTGGCCTGGACACTGATGCCAACCGTAAGGTTTATTTACCGGTGATCCGCGCCTATCGCGTCGGCCCGGAACTGGTGGCCTGGACCGACGGCAAAAATCTGCGTGAACTGGGTATTTATCGACAAACCGGCTGCTACATTGAACGTATTCGACGTAACGGGATTCTGGCAAATCCAGACGGTGATGCCGTGCTACAAATGGGCGATGAAATAGCGTTGGTAGGCTATCCCGACGCCCATGCCCGACTCGATCCCAGCTTCCGTAACGGTAAAGAAGTTTTCGATCGTGACCTTCTCGACATGCGTATCGTCACTGAAGAAGTGGTCGTTAAAAACCATAACGCTGTAGGTAAACGTCTCGCACAACTGAAGTTGACCGATCACGGTTGCTTCCTTAACCGCGTCATTCGTAGCCAGATTGAGATGCCGATAGATGACAACGTCGTGCTTAACAAAGGTGACGTTTTACAAGTCAGCGGCGATGCCCGCCGCGTAAAAACCATCGCCGATCGCATCGGCTTTATCTCGATTCACAGCCAGGTCACTGACCTGCTGGCATTCTGCGCCTTCTTTGTTATTGGGCTGATGATCGGGATGATCACCTTCCAGTTCAGCACATTCAGTTTCGGCATGGGGAACGCTGCCGGGTTGTTATTCGCCGGAATTATGCTGGGCTTTATGCGTGCTAACCACCCGACCTTCGGTTACATTCCGCAAGGTGCATTAAGCATGGTGAAAGAGTTCGGCTTGATGGTGTTTATGGCAGGCGTTGGTCTGAGCGCCGGTAGCGGTATTAATAACGGCCTGGGCGCGATTGGCGGTCAGATGTTGATTGCCGGATTAATTGTCAGTCTTGTGCCCGTGGTTATCTGTTTCTTGTTCGGTGCTTATGTATTGCGAATGAACCGCGCACTGTTGTTCGGCGCAATGATGGGCGCACGCACCTGCGCGCCGGCAATGGAGATCATCAGTGATACAGCTCGCAGTAACATCCCTGCGCTGGGCTATGCGGGCACCTACGCAATCGCCAACGTCCTGCTGACGCTGGCAGGGACAATCATCGTCATGGTATGGCCAGGATTAGGATAAAACTGAAGTTGCCCTGAAAATGAAATTTTTTTGCACAACCGCAGAACTTTTCCGCAGGGCATCAGTCTTAATTAGTGCCACTGCTTTTCTTTGATGTCCCCATTTTGTGGAGCCCATCAACCCCGCCATTTCGGTTCAAGGTTGATGGGTTTTTTGTTGCCTGAAATTTAAGCTGTTTAAAATCATGATGTTAGAAACACTGTTTTTTAACGATGGCGACAAAATGGCGGCAGCGTCAAAGAGAGAGCGCCACCTGTCCTGATTTCATTGGATGCGGCTGAACCGGATTTGACTCTTTTGGCGTTGCAATCGAACGAACAAAAGTTTCATGGGTAACAAAAGTATGGCTGCAGTTAATGTTCTGGCACTGGTTGTAACGCTCTTTGGTCAATGAAGATACCTGAAAACTGCTGCGAGTATGGGCGGCACTTCCACACAGTGGGCAAATCATCATTTTTCGAGTTCTCCCCATTTTTGCTAAATTCACAATAATGATACCGCATTATTCCATTTTGCAAACTTAAAAGTTCTCCATTGCGAAGAATCATTCCATTTCGAAATCATCAATCCTCACTTCAAGCTCCAGACTGGTCGTAAAACCGTTATCCGGGCTGACGGTATGCGTCAGAGTCGTAATGGTCCATTCCGCATCATCTATCGGCTGTTTAAAGCCACTGACCTTCACAGGCATTTCTGTGTAGAGATCTGCCCGCCCTTCCGCCAGTTGTAGCGAGAATGATGCAACGCCGCGTTGCAGGCGTTCCCACTGCATTTTCGCTGCCCGTTCGGCGTTGCTCCGGTTGGCATAAGTGCGATTAAGTACCAGCACGTTTTCATCCGTACCCACCAGGTAATCGCCCTGCTTCGCTTCCGGCTCTTTCTTCTGCTTCTTAGTCCTGCGCTTACGCTTCACCGTGGTGCTTTCTTTCTTCGCGGGTTCGCGGGTATGCAACCAGCTGGCAATGACGCCCGTGTAAGCTCCGCGATCTGCCAGGGTAAAGCGGTGACTGTCGCCGTCCTTCCGTGTGATAGTGATCACCGGCAGTGGTTTACCAGTGGCGCTTTTGCCCTGCCCCTGCCGGATGAATAACAGATTGCCATTTTTCACCGACGCGATGGCACCGTACTGTCGCGCCAGCCGCATCAGAAAACTGCCGTCACTCTCATTAGTCTGGTCTATATGATCCACGGGTTTATCCGACAGGTCTTTACCCAGTGCCATCTTCAGTTTGTGACGCGCAGCTATTTCCTTCACCACTTCCCCGACGGTGGTCTTATGCCACGATTTTTCACGGCGGGTATTCAGCGTTTCCCGAAAATCAGCACTTCGCGCCCGGATAGTCAGGCGGTCCGGTGCGCCAGTGTGTTCAATCTCGTCCACCGTGAATGCCCCTTTCGGGAAAAGCGGCTGCCCCTTCCAGCCCAGCGCCAGCGTAATGACCGCACCACGGCGCGGCAGCACGATTTTTCCGTCGGCGTCGTCCAGCTCCAGATCAAGCTGGTCCGCTTCAAAGCCCCTATTGTCCGTCAACGTCAGACTCATCAGGCGATTATCCAGGACAGTAGTGATATCCCTGCCCTCAATACTGATGCTGAATGCGGGAGTTTTGTTGCCCTTGTTAAGCAGCTCAGAGCTGAAATTCACGACAGCAGCCCTCCCACCGTTTTACTGATATCGCTTAAAGCAGATGTTGCCGTTTCCTGCAGATTATTCAGTTGCGCACTGAGATCACCGAACATATCGGACAGGGATTCATCCACTCGTTTGAGCGACAGGGTGAACTCAATCCGGCGCGGCATACCGTCGCGGAAAAACTCCGTTTTAGTCTGATTCAGTCCCTCAATCACATACATGCCGTAAATCGTGCCGCTGCCTTCAATCAGGGGCCATGCTTTCCCCTGTTCTGCCATCTGCTCAAGTGCCAGCAACGACAGCCTGCCGCCTGTTATCTCCGGCATAAGAACACCGGAAAGCGTCAGCATGTCGTTGTCCGGTCCCAGAAACTGCGTGGACGGACGACGATTTACCCGGCTGTTAGCCGCATGTCGCCAGCTGCGTTGATACTGCAGTTCCTGATACGGCACGGTGCGCAGCATAAACACGTACAATCCCAGCACCATCATCATGCGTCGTATCCCCCCTGATCGCTGTAGTTACTCCTGGCTTTTGCCTTCAGCCTGCGTTCACGTTCATCAAGCTGGCGGGCCACCTCCCACGCAATATCCTGCGCACTTTGTCCTGGCTGCGTCTGAATGATGATCTGCGTCGGTGCCTCAATCCGTTGAACGGGCGGCACAGTGGCTGCACGACTCACCATCGCTTCGCCGCCTTTCGCGGGAAGTGCCAAAGGATGCAACGGTGGAAGCTCTGCAGGCGCGGCAGCAACGCCCATCATTCCGGCAACAACGGCAGCCAGTGCAGCTGTATTTCTCCGGCTGGTCACGTTTGCCGGGCCGTTAACAATTTCCGGCCCGTTTTCACCGACGATGCCAAACTGCCCGCGCGGGATATAGCCGCCGCTGTCATACATCCCCGCAAAGCCATATCCCCATGATGGAAAACCACCCGATGGCATCATCACTTTACCGTCTGCATTCACCGTCGCAGGTTGCTGACGCGTCACGCTTTCCGGCAGTTTCGCCTTTGCAGCCTCTTTACTGACAATGCCGAGTTTATCCAGCAACCAGGAAACGCCAGATTTCAGGGAGTCCAGCGGATGCATAACCATATTCAGCCCTTCCGCCAGTGCCTCCCCGAATCGTCGCCCCATTGCCGCTGCGCTCTGCAGTTCGGCAGAGGTCGACTTAACGGGCGTCAGCAGATCAGTAAACCAGCCCCACAGCGCCTGTACTTTGTCGCCAATCCACTGAAACACAGGCTTAAGTGGTTCAAATGCAGCACTGATGGGACCTGCCGCCGCTTTGAATCCCTCCACCACGCCATCGAGAAATGCGGTGATGGGTTGCCAGTATTTCCAGACAACCAGCGCCACGCCTGCCAGTGCAGTAACCACAAGACCTATCGGACTGAGCAGAGCACCTAACAGACCAGATATGGCATACAGGGCAACGCGCAGCATCGCCAGTGGACCAGATGCCAGTACTCGCAACACCGTGCCTGCGGCGGTCAGTCCACCGCGCAGTACCGCCAGAGGATTCATAAACATCACAGCAACAGCACGTAAACCGGATAATCCAGACCGCAAAAGTGCAACCGGCGCACCTGCTACAGTTTTCAGGACATTTCCCGTCAGTGATGCCGTGCGGCGCAAAGACGACAACGGCGCAGTAAGTAAACCCGCAGCATTGCCCGATGAAGCAAGCCCGCGTCGCAGCAGTGCCAGTGGTGCACCAGCCAGCCAGGACAACGCGTTGCTGGTTCGAGTTACTGCTGCCGTATCCGTTCTGGTCCGGTGCGCTGTTCAACCGTGGGCGCAACAAAGCCGATAAGGTGGACATCGACCTGTCCCACAGCAATCTGGCCCCCGGCCTGCTGTGCGCAGACGGGCAATACCGCCAGATAGTCACCGTGGAAGATGCGGTGCGCGGCGGCTGCAACCTGTTCGACCTTGACCAGTTGCGCATGGAGTACAGCCCGGACGAATACCAGAACCTGCTGATGTGCGAGTTCGTGGACGATCTCGCGTCCGTGTTCCCGCTCAGCGAGCTGCAGGCGTGCATGGTGGACAGCTGGGAAGTCTGGACCGACTTTCATGCACTGGCACTGCGCCCGTTTGGCTGGCGCGAAGTGTGGATCGGTTATGACCCGGCGAAAGGTACGCAGAACGGCGACAGTGCCGGATGCGTGGTGGTGGCACCGCCAGCCGTGCCGGGCGGCAAGTTCCGCATTCTTGAGCGTCACCAGTGGCGCGGGATGGACTTTCGCGCCCAGGCTGACGCCATCAAAAAACTGACCGAACAGTACAACGTGACCTATATCGGCATCGACTCAACCGGCGTTGGTCACGGGGTTTACGAGAACGTGAAAGTGTTTTTTCCTGCCGTCCGGGAGTTTGTCTACAACCCCAACGTCAAAAACGCCCTGGTACTCAAGGCCTACGACATTATCAGCCACCGCCGTCTGGAGTTTGACGCCGGACACACCGACATAGCGCAGTCATTTATGGCAATCCGTCGCGCCACCACCGCCAGTGGCAACCGCCCGACCTATGAAGCCAGCCGCAGCGAAGAAGCCAGCCACGCCGATCTGGCCTGGGCAACAATGCACGCACTGTTTAATGAACCGCTGCAGGGCGAGTCCGCCAATACCAGCAATATTGTGGAGATTTTTTGATGGGAAAGAGTAAGAAAAACCGCGCTGCGGCGACGAATCAGCTCAAGCATAAAAGCCAAACTTCAGCCGAAGCATTCAGCTTTGGCGATCCCGTTCCTGTTCTGGACCGCCGTGAACTGCTGGACTATGTGGAATGCGTACAGATGGATCGCTGGTATGAGCCGCCCGTCAGCTTTGACGGACTGGCACGAACCTTCCGCGCCGCCGTGCATCACAGCTCACCAATTGCGGTGAAATGCAACATTCTGACCAGTACCTACATCCCTCACCCGCTGCTCAGCCAGCAGGCTTTTTCACGTTTTGTGCAGGACTATCTGGTATTTGGTAACGCCTACCTGGAGAAACGCACGAACCGCTTCGGTGAAGTTATCGCCCTTGAGCCTGCTCTGGCAAAATACACCCGACGCGGGTTAGATCTGGATACCTACTGGTTTGTGCAATACGGTATGACAACCCAGCCGTATCAGTTCACGAAAGGCAGCATTTTTCATCTGATGGAACCTGACATCAACCAGGAGATCTACGGCCTACCAGGTTATCTTTCTGCCATTCCGTCAGCCCTGCTCAACGAGTCCGCCACGCTGTTCCGCCGGAAGTATTACATTAACGGCAGCCATGCAGGCTTCATCATGTACATGACCGATGCCGCGCAGAACCAGGAGGATGTGAACAACCTCCGCAATGCGATGAAAAGCGCCAAAGGCCCTGGCAACTTCCGCAACCTGTTTATGTACTCGCCTAACGGCAAAAAGGACGGGCTTCAAATCATCCCGTTGTCAGAAGTCGCGGCGAAGGATGAATTTCTGAACATCAAGAACGTCAGCCGTGATGACATGATGGCGGCACACCGCGTACCGCCTCAGATGATGGGAATTTTGCCGAATAATGTTGGGGGTTTTGGTGATGTGGAGAAGGCGAGCTGCGTCTTCGTAAGAAATGAACTATTACCACTTCAAAAAAGATTCATGGAAATAAACAGATGGCTTGGTCATGAAATTATAAATTTTGAAATATATACATTATAAAACCCAACGGCATCACAATGATGCCGTTATGAACGAATTAATATTCAAAATTATTTTCTTCAATAGAGAACTCAATCCCTCGGGATAACTTATCAATATTCACATCAAATGCGATATCTGTTAATTCACCATCCTCGATTTCATACATAACTTCAATTTCAACATCGAAACTAATCTCTTGAACTTCAGTTCGTGTGGTTGTCTCCATTGGAATCATTACTTTATCTTCGCTATCCCAATACCCATTATTAAAGTCTGGACCAGAAACAGTAACTTCAAAATCTACAGAAACAGAGAAGGTCGCTAGACAATAATTATTGCTAATCTTAATTATTGATGGTTCAAAGTCATCAATATTGACGACTTCAAATGAATCCAATTCAGCGTCTTCCCAAGTTGAAACGTTATATCCATCGGCATCATTGAGTTGGGCAATTACGTCCGCTCTTATGTCTTCACGTTTGCTTTCGATAAACTGCATCAATTTATTACTTAATTCGTTTGTATGCGTATTGTATTCACCTAGAAACTTATCAAGTGAATCAATTTGATGAAGATTGTTTTTACCATCACAATAATTTTTTAAGTCACTATCCTCAGAAATGATATACACATCTTCATCATTAACAAATCGCTCTACCGCAGCTAAAGTGATTGCATCAGGAAACTCACTTTTTTTCTTATTTTGCCCAAATGGTGGTTCTTTGCCAAAGTATTTATCTAAAACCTCATTAAGATCTATCACTTCTATTGTAGCTAATTTGGCGTGACATCCTTTCAAAAAATCATCAAAAACTTTTTGTGCTGCTTCGTGAATTTCATGTTCGTTAAATTGCTGAAAAAAACCATGGAGCGGTCCATTATCAATACTATTCAAAAGCCTAGCTTTTCTTTGTACTGTGTTTATAGCCTGCAGAGCATCCTTTATTGATTCCTCTATTTTACCTTTTACTTCTCTCTCTACAACTGTAGTTGTAATTAAGACTAAATCACCTTTCGCACATAATTCATGGAAAGCTTTAAATGCTACCCCCTCAAAATGAAGACCAGCCTTTACGTACGTTTGTGTGTCAATAAATACCTTATTTGTTTTAAGCATACTAATCCTAATAAGTTTTAAGATCCGCTACAATTTTTTATGTTTATTTTTTATCAATAATCATACGTAGTTAAGATTATCCATGTCGAAAAATTAAATCAACTTCAATTTATCCTTAAGTGCGCGCTCGTATCCCCGCCACGCCTGCCCGCTTTATGTAGTGGTTTTCATGCACCTGCATGATCTACGCAAAAGCCCGCCAGTTCTGGCAGGCCTTAGCAAAAACAATCCTCAAACGATCATGCGATCTCATGCGGCATAGACATGCACCACAGAGCTAACGCCTCGCACAGCTCGTTGTTCAACCTTGCTGACGCCAGAAGCAAGTTCAGACGCCAGCAACGTTTCTTAATGCAGCCAGCTGTCGTCTTCCCACACCTTCTGCATAATTTTCATCACTTGTTTTCTTTCTTCGTCCAGTTGCAGTCCGGTCAGTTCCACACCGTTAGAGCTACCTTTGCGGATACGAATTACCGTTTTGGGATACAGGGGGCGCAGATTGCGGTAAAGCTCGGATTCAAGGGCGTCCAGTGTAGACTGGCTAATCTTCTGCTCTTTATCGATCATTATTTCAATGCGCATAAAAGTCACCTCAGCTGATGACATCCATTGAGCGGTTGTATTCGTGGGTTCTGATTTTTGCCATGAGTTCATCTGTCAGTTCAGAAACCCACTGCAGAGCCAGCCCCTTCTCTTCATCACTACACTCACTAGCCGCTACAAGCTTAAGAAAAAAATCAATGCGCTGGAGCTTCAAAGACTCCAAAAAATAGTCCTGCATCTTTCCTCCTATGACACCAAAGCAATACTGTATACATAACCACTGTTTATATTTACAGTATATAATAATCTTACTGATGTAAAACGTTTTTTTACGTTCATCAGCCTGATATGCCTGGTATTATTAAGAGCACGAATTGTTAACCCGCGTAATTAATACAGATCCCGCCACTTATCATCTTCCTGCAAACGCTGGTTCCGATAGAAGATACGCAGGCCTGCTCCTGACGGAATACTGCCGCCGCGAAGGAGTAAATCGACCTCTTTCTCGCTACCATCAAATCCTCTGGACTTCAGCTCATAGACGAGCTGCTGACGCTGATACTCTGTAATTCGCTGTTTGTAGTCTTTACGCCGTTTCGGTTTAACCAGGCGTAATCTTTCTGCCAGTTCCCGGCGCTCTTTTTTGCTCATTCTGTGCAGGTAATCGTGCAACTCCTTGTCATCCATGCGGGTGATATCCGTTCTGGTATCCCCATCAGCTGATTTGTCTTTCCCTTGTTGGTTCAAATTTTCAGCAAGGGGACAGTTATTGCCACGAGTCCAAGGGGCGCAAGCGCCCTGGTCGGCTGCCGCCTCCTGAACGTCAACGGCCTTACGAACCATTTTCCACTTCACTGCATGAGTGCAGATCTTGCCCTCTGCAATGGGTGACCAGATGCCATAAATACGAATACCGTGATCGCCATAGGCGGTTGGCTCTTCGTTGATTTCATAAGCGGTTCTGATGAGGTGATATTTGCGGGGAACCAGTACGCCGCCCTGCTTCATGATGTAGGTGGCAAAACAACCAGCATCAGCAGCAGCCAGAATGGCATCAAGACGCGGGTTATCCAGTACCGGCGCACCTGCTTTTTTGTCACCCTGTTGCCTTGCCGCCTGACCAGCCAGCAAGCGAAGTTCACGGTAAGCCTGACGTCCCGGAATACCAAAGAAGCGGAATTGCTGAACACGATGCAGAGACGCCCAGGCATTAACGTATTCAGCGTTATCACGCAGGGATTTACCCGTTTCCTTGCTGATCTCGCCAGCCAGACCACGCCCGTCAATGTTCTTACTGATGTATTTCGCGATGTAGCTTGTCGGCGTTCCTTTGCGCGGGTTTATCAGCTCAGATTTAAAGCGTGGACCAGTGTTATTACCCAGTTCCTCGCGGTCTTCACGGATGGCAAACTTACGCAACAATGCAGTAATGGCGCGGCGGTCTTTTTTGCGCATGAAACACAACAGGTGCCAGTGAACTGTACCGTCATGATGCGGCTCAGCCACCCGCACGCCATACCAGCGCAACCCGGCTTTGTGCATCGCCTTACGAAATGCAGCAAACATGCCGACCAGATAATCGCTGCTTTGTCTTACCGTCGCATTTGTCCAGGTTGGGTTTGGTCTGCCGTTATTGAGCGTGGAATGGAAACGTGACGGACAGGTAATGGTGTAGAAAACGGCGCAGTCACCGCGCATTTCCGCGATAAGCTCCAGACCTTTAACACAGGCCATCATCTCATTGCGGCGGTGCGCCGGGTTGCTGCTGCTGGCGTTTACCACGTCTTCCATATCCAGCGTGTCGCCCTCTTCGTTCACCAGTTCATGAGAACGGAAAAACTCCAGTGACTTGCGGCGCTGCTCACGTTTATGCATCACGGCTTCATAGCTGACATAGGGAGATGCTTTTTTGCTGACCAGGCAGACAGCACGCAACTGCTCTTCCCGCCATTCGCAACGCATTTTCCATAATTTCCGGTACCACCAGTCGGCGCACAACATACGCGCCAGCGAACCCGGAATGAGTTCATAGGGCACGGGTTTACGGCGGTTTCTTTTCCGACGGAGTTGCTCAAACGCAGGCGGGATGACATCCAGACGCAGGGTTTCCGCTGCCACCTTTTCCCATGTCTTGCGGATTTCTTCTGGCTTAACGTCATCGGTGGCATACAAATCACCACAAGCTGCATCAAGGCACATGCTCATATGCGCAGCGACAAGGGTAGACAGGCGTTTCACCTGATCCTGACTCATTTCAGGCAGAATCAGCAGGCCGTCCAGCCCTACATGGCTTGCCATAAAACGAAAAGATGCAGATAGCTGGCTGTCGCGTACATGCTCCAGTCGTTCCAGACATGGCTTAATCGTCTCACGTAAATAGCGGGAATAAGCCTTTGGCCTGCCCAGGCTGCTGAAGTATTCAATACGTTGCATCAGCGGCTTGCTGATATGGGAGGGCTGGGCGCTGACGTCTGCCAGAATGACCATGTCCGGGTTAAAACGCTGCTGCTCATGCGCCAACTTTGCCCGGCTAATGAGCTTATCCTGCTCTATTTCGCGTTGGACAGGATCACGGGATTCATTAAAGAAATAACGCTCCCAGACCTGATCACTCAGTGCCTCGCGGCGCAGTTGTTCCTGCTCGTTATCGGCAGCGTACAGAGTGATCAGGTTTGAAAGCGCAGAAACCGGCGCAACTTCCGCCGGGTCCAGATAAGGGTTAATGGCCTTTTTCGGGCTGTTCCATGAGAACGATGCGGCAGCCTCGTTAAAGCCGCAGCAGTTGCTCATATCGGCATGGCTCATGCACGTACTCCGTACACGGCAGAACTATCCACGCCACGCGAATAATCAAATCCCACCCAGCAGCGCGGCCCGGAAACAGCAATGATTTCTGTTGCTGATTTACTCTCACCAGCTGCTGCGCCGATGCTGCGTTTTACCTTGATATAGTGGTGAGTAAAATTGCGATACAGCGAACGGATCAGGGATGTGTCACTGTTAGAAACAATGACCGGATGTCCTTCTGATGACCGATGTTCAAGAACGGATGCCAGGTGATACTGGTCATCTTCAGTAAAGCCGTCAGCGTGATAGCCGGAAAACGTACCGTCATAAGGCGGATCGCAATACACCACATCCCCCGCCTTCAACATCGCCAGCGTTTCATCAAAGCTGGCGCAGATAAACGTTGCTCGCTGGGCTTTTTCTGCAAAAGCGCGAATTTCTTTTTCAGGGAAATACGGATTTTTATAATTACCGTAGGGAATGTTGAAATGCCCGCTCTTGTTATAGCGACATAACCCACGGTAACCGTGACGATTGAGATACAGGAAATATACCGCTTTCATGAAATCAGTAATTTCAGTTGAGTAATTAAACTCCTGCCTTATGTTGTAATAAGCCACCTCCCTGTTTGCGATCTCAAATAAAACTTTGGCGCGAGATATAAACGATTCACAATCAGCGGCAACCTTTTTATAGAGGTTGATTAAATCAGGATTAATATCCGCAACCAGATAGCAGGGATAATCCGTCTCCATCATCACAGCACAGGAACCCGCGAAAGGTTCAACTAGTCGCGGACCAGCAGGAAGATGTTTTTTCAGTTCGGACATTACGGCGGTTTTATTTCCCGCCCATTTCAGGATGGTGCTCATACAGCACCCCCGTTGTAATGTTTGCTTTTCAGCTCTGCGATTTCCTGACAGGTAATGCAAAGCTGCACACCCGGAATGGCACGGCGGCGTGCTGGCGGAATTGGCGCTTCACACTCAACGCAAAGCACGCGGGACACGCCCGGCGTTTTGGCACGGGCAGCACGGATATGGCGCTGGCGTTCTTCTTCAACGCGCTGCTGTACGAGATCCATTGCATCAGCCATTAGTGGATCTCCTGCGCTTCGTTCTGGATTGCTTCAGCAGTCACACGCAGCAGTTCTGCCGCTTCCACGTGGTTTAGCTGACGGGATGAGATATGACACGCCAGGCTATCAAGGCGAGCTGCCATTGCTTCAGCCCTTGCCCGGCGTTCTTCCAGACGAGCCTCTGTCAGTAAAATATTAAGCCCTGCGTCATCCGGTCCGGTTTTAGTCGTGAGGGTTTCAATATTACGCATAATCAATTCTCCTGAATTTAGATAAAGGGATGCCCGGCGGGTTTACGCCATTAATTTCATTAGTTGGTTAATTCGGCATGGTTAGCCGTCTGGGAAATAAGCTCACCACTGCACGAAAATGATTCATTGCTTTAATCAGCTCCCGCTTTTCGTCAGTGGTCAGCTCATTAATGCTGATGCTATGACGTTCAGCTGGAATTTTTGCCATAAAGAATATGGCAGCCAGTGCCCGTTTATTTTGTTCATTATTGATATCCCGTGGATCACGCATATCTTTAATAAACCGCTCAAGCTCTGACTCAATATTCAGGCCAAAAACTTTCGCCCTTAACTCCGCAATGTGATTAAGTCCATTCAGGCGTTCACCGGGGCTTAATGGAACAGTTGCTGCAGCGCCATTAATTGCCATACTTCATATCCCCCAAACGCAGCTATCGTTCTTTGTTCTTACGGTAACGCTCAAGAGGAGATACATTTTTTCGTATCGTCTCTTTAACCTGCTCTCCCCGTAAAAACGTCCCATCCTTTAACGCGAAAAAGTAACTGCCATCGCCCGACAATGACGGATAGCAACAGAGCAAATCATCTTCAGGTACTGAATAACTCTCCCCTCTGTAACGAAACTGATAAACCACTTCACTTTCTGCCGCATACATTTGGACTTTCTCCGTTTCCTCGTGGTCAATTCAGACAGCAATTCATCTTGTGAATGACATGGATGCCAGCGTTTTCCATCCTCACCTGTGATCCAGCCGTGACCGTAGTGCATTGCCGGGCTTTGTTTTACCAGCAGCGATGCAAATGATGGTTCTTTCGTCAGCATAAGCACCTCACAGCAAACCGAATGAAGCACCGAGGCCAGTCACGGTATCAACTGCACTCGCCATCGCAGGGTTAGCCTGTAAACGGGCCTGCAATGAAACAGCAGCCAACGCCATCAGTCGTGTTACAGAGTTAATGCTGCTGATAGCATCACGACGACCTGCACTGGTTTTTACATCGCCAGATACCGCACCTGCAGCAACACGCCCGATCTCTGCGGTTGCACTCATGACGTAATGTGGCAGTTTCTCTTTTGCCACCTCATTAATTGGTACGCATGGCAGGCAGTGAATCTGTGCCAGAAAACCATCTACCAACGTTGAATCTTCAGTCAGATCGGTAAGCAGCCAGATTTCTGGTGCGGTTAATAAATGAGGTTGAGCTGGATTCAGCTTGTTCCGCAGAATCTGCACATTCATACCTGCACGTTCTGCCAGTTGCACCAAGTTGTGGCGCAATGCAAATGCACGACAGGCTTCATCAAAATGTGGATGTTTGGAAACTTGGTAATCAAACATAGTCGACACTCCTGATACATCCCAAAATGGAACTAGTTGAATACAACATTGCAATCAGTAAGTGCATCAACGGTAAGAGCAGCAAGGTTGATCATTACCTTTTCTCTTTTCTTGTCTTTCCGAAGGCGATGGCGAGGGATACGACCATCTGCCAGCATATCGTTGATGGTGTCGATAGAAAGACCAGTAAGTTCGCTATAACGCTCAATTGTGACGTGTGGCGTATTCAGAGTTATTGAAATGTTAGGGGTCATGATGCAACATCTCCTATTGGCTTGTGGTGAGCCGGTATTAATCGTGACAAAACATCACAAAACGGAGAATAGGTTCACATAAAGAATATGTCAACTCAAAAAATCACATTTCGCCATATTGAAGATAGTCTGAAAGCTATGGTCATGCAGAATCGTGGAGGGCAAAAAGTCATTGAGAGGATACTCAAGGCCTATGGTTTCAAATCACGCCAAGCCTTCTGTAAGCATCTTGGTATTTCACAAAGCACAATGGCTAATAGATATGCACGCGATACCTTCCCTGCTGATTGGGTTGTTATATGTTCAATGGAAACTGGCGCATCCCTAGAATGGCTGGCCTTTGGTTCTAACAATGCAGAAGAAAGTTTCCCCCCTTATGTGGAACAACATGATGAAACAGTCCCACATGAGGGGTTTAACAGCAACGCTCATCAATCATCCTTTAAGCGCCGCATTGAGAATCACATTGAGCTTACTAACGGAGGAAAAGCCACGATAGAGAGGATTGTTAATGCTTACGGGTTTAAAACCCGCCAAGCCTTAGCCGACCACCTTGGTATTTCAAAAAGCACATTAGCCACACGATACATGCGAGATTCTTTCCCTGCGGATTGGGTGATTAAATGCGCATTAGAAACCAAAGCGGATCTCGCCTGGCTAGTTACAGGAATCGAAACACCAAATAGTTCACAAGAAGAAAACACTGTAATTTTAAATAAGTTCAATTTGGTCAATGGCGTGCTTGTCGAGTCAGGTTTTTTATCCATGGATCGGTGTCTACTTCCGAAGCAAGAAACTAGCAGCTTGATGTTTGTAAGCAATGGAGAAAAACATGTCATATGTGATAAAGAATTTCACCTAATTAGAGATGGAAAATGGTTAGTAGGAATTGACAATGAGTTATCTTTAAAAGAGTTAACTCGCTTACCTAAGAACAAAATTCTTGTTTCTGGTGGGAGTAAGGATTTTGAGTGTTCCATTGAGGATATTCAAATTATAGCCAGCATTATCTTAACAATACAATAACATTGCAGACATTACTTTTAAATACTTACTGGAGGAGTCTAAAATGAATCATCATCTTTCAAAGATTTCTATAAAAAACTTTAGATCTTGCAAAGATATTGATATCAATTTTTCTTCATTCACGCCTTTAATCGGTTACAACAATGCTGGTAAGTCAACGATTTTAAATGCTATTGAATGGCTTTTTAAGAAAAAACTTTTGTCCTCTGATGATTATACTAATCCAGATAACCCTATAGAAGTTATAGGTACAGTTAAGGGTATTACTGAAGATATTTTGTCAGCTTTAACAGAAGAAAACAGAACTAGAATTTCACCCTACATTATTGATGGGGTATTGATATTTAAGCGTCAACAGCCTGTTGGTGCTCAAAGTGCAAAAGACGTCAGATTATTAATTAAAAACCCAGAAAATAACGAATTCAGGACATCACCAACGGGTATTGAGAATGCGATAAAAGCTTTATTTCCAGACCCAATACGTATAGGTGCAATGGAAAATGCAGCGGATGATTCTTCAAAATCAAAAACAGGAACTACAATAGGTAAGTTGCTGGCAGAATTGAGTTGCAAAATAGAAGAGAAGCACACTCAAAGGATACTAAGCCATTTAAATGCCGTTAATAGAAGAATGACTGCAACCGGTAATAAACGAATATCGGACCTCAATGATATTGATGATTCAATAAGTAGTAAAGTTGCTGATTTCTTCCCTGGGATAAGTTTAAAACTACACTTCGAACTCCCTGACTTCAAGGATATATTTAAATCAGGGACTGTGAAAGTATATGAAGATTCATTTCCCGGCATTGCTCGTGACTGTTCTTCTTATGGTCATGGCACACAGCGTTCGATTCAGATGGCTCTAATAAGACATTTAGCTGATATAACCAACGGTGATGATATTAAAACAACTACTCTACTGTTAATAGATGAACCTGAGTTATATCTTCACCCATTTGCTATCGAACAAATTAGAGAATCTCTAAAAACACTATCTCATCATGGATATCAAATAATTTTCTCTACCCATTCATCTCAAATGATTACCTCTGACTTAGCAAAAGACACTGTGTTAATCAGAAAAAACAGTCAGCGTGGCACTCATTGCAGATTAACATTAAAAGAAGCAGTCAATAAAGTAATCGAACAACGACCAGCACAAGCAACCCATTTATTTTCATTAACACAGTCTTCAAAAGTTTTGTTTGCTAACAATGTAATACTAACAGAAGGTAAAACAGAGACTACTCTGCTCCCATTTATTTTTAACAAAGTTAAAAATAAAACATTAGGTCAGATGCAAATAGCACTAATTGAAACAGGGTCCGTTGAAAGTATATCTAAAACGATGCAAATTCTAAATTCAATGGATATACCTACAAAAGCAATTGTTGATTTAGATTTTGCGTTCCGCGGTGCAATAAGGAACAACTTCTTAGAACATAATGACGAGGATATTTTACGACTAAAAGAAATCTTGAGAAGTATGCATGCTAATGGAGAATGCACTCTCGATGGATCCGGTTTGCCTACAAAGGGTAATAACACTACCGCAGCTGAAGCATTTGCTATTATGTCTCAAAAGCCCGGCGCCAGAGAATTTTTGTCATCATTAGCCGCAAAACTGAGAAATGCAAATATTTGGATTTGGCTAAATGGTTCGATAGAAAACCATTTGGGTCTTACAGAAAAAAATGAATCAGTATGGGCTGATTTCAAAACAAAAGCAGATACACAACCTCTTTCAGATATCTGTGCAGATTTCGAAAGTATTGAGGCTTTAGTCGACTGGATTACCCCTGACGTATGATTTAATATTTACATACATTGACCACTGGTCAAACATACAGTTAAATTTAGCCCTCTGACATGAGGGCTTTTTAATGGCAGTACGAAAACTCACCACAGGAAAATGGCTTTGCGAATGTTACCCCGCCGGACGTAGTGGGCGTCGGGTGCGTAAACAATTCGCCACCAAAGGCGAAGCTCTGGCTTTTGAGCGCCACACGATGGAAGAAACCGAAGCAAAGCCCTGGCTGGGTGAATCAGTGGATCGTCGAACACTGAAAGACGTGGTTGAGCTATGGTTCAAACTACATGGTAAATCTCTGACAGCTGGGCAGCATGTCTATGACAAATTGCTGTTGATGGTTGACGCTCTGGGCAATCCTCTTGCAACCGATCTCACCTCTAAAATGTTTGCCCACTATCGAGATAAACGCCTGACAGGCGAGATCTACTTCAGCGAGAAATGGAAGAAAGGAGCAAGCCCGGTCACCATTAACCTGGAGCAAAGCTATCTAAGTAGTGTTTTTAGCGAACTATCCCGTCTGGGCGAATGGTCGTATCCGAACCCACTGGAGAACATGCGAAAATTCACCATCGCAGAAAAAGAGATGGCATGGCTTACCCATGAGCAGATTGTTGAATTGCTGGCTGATTGCAAACGTCAGGACCCAATTCTGGCACTGGTAGTTAAGATATGCTTAAGCACAGGCGCACGCTGGCGTGAAGCCGTAAATCTTACCCGCTCACAGGTGACCAAATACCGAATTACCTTTGTCAGAACGAAGGGGAAGAAAAACAGAAGCATCCCTATCAGTAAAGAGCTTTACGAAGAGATCATGGCGCTTGATGGGTTCAATTTCTTTACAGACTGCTATTTTCAATTTTTATCCGTGATGGAAAAAACGTCTATCGTGCTCCCTCGCGGTCAACTCACACACGTTCTGCGCCATACATTTGCGGCGCACTTCATGATGTCGGGTGGAAACATTCTCGCCTTACAAAAAATTCTCGGACACCACGATATAAAAATGACTATGCGTTACGCACATCTGGCACCAGATCATCTGGAAACGGCGCTCCGTTTCAATCCTCTGGCAACGCTGCCAAGTGGCGACAAAGTGGCGGCAGCGGTTGGCATTACCCCGTAA